GAGGATTTTCAGGAAGATCATCTTGACTCATGTTTGATTTAAAAGTGTCTAGACCAAAACTATCTTTTACAATTTGTTTAAACTCTTTAGCATATACATCGCTTAGTATATTTTCTGCATAAGCAGTTCTTTTTTGTATTGAAGCCGGATCTTGTGAGTATGCTTTTATATCGTAAGATCTATCACTCATACCATTTACAACTATATCTACAAACTTAGGTATTATAGGTACTGGTTTCCAGTCTAAATTAAGATATGACAAATCACCGTTTATAGATAATTCATCTTTATATTTTTTAATTGATTGCTCACCTCTAGCGTATAATCTTAAATTATGGAAAGATTCTTTGAACATTCCATATCTATTATATGAACCATTAGTGTTAAACCACTCGTGTTCTATAGCGCTACCAACCTTTGAGCCGTATTCCATTGACATTTTTTCTACATCACTAACAGCTTGGCTAGGGAAAGCGGTTTTACTACCTGTTCTAATCATTATTACATTATTTGTGATCTTATACCTCTATTATTATATTTTTTAATACCGAGGTTTATTGATTTTGTTTTTCGTTCTTGAGTTGGTTTATATAGGTTTTTATTACAAGCCATTAAAGCTAAGCCAGAACTTATTGAAGCATCAAATTTAGTTCTATTATTTATATCAAATTTTGACCAGTCTTCTAATGTTCTATTAAAAAACATATCACCATAGTTATCTCCTAACTGTCCTACATAGTTTTCAATATAACTTTCTATAGCAGCAGCATGTGCTTGCTTAATATCTTCACTTGAGTTTGGTATACCACCTATTTCTTTTTCTGCAACAGATAATTTATTCCAAACTTTATCAGGCCTATTCATTGAATATCCTCTGTAACCTCTACGCTTTAAATAATATAAAAGTCTTGGTTTATTATTTTCGCATAGTATTGGCATACCATAAAATACTAACGCCATTAACACATCTTCAAAAAATATTTCAGCTGTTTGTGGTCTAGCTACATATTCTAAAAAAACTCTATTAGGTGGTGCATTTTCCATGCTAAACTTAGTAACACCGTGTAAAGCACCGTTAGAACCTAATCTATCAACAGTACCTGATATGTCATAACTATCACATCCAAACGCACCCATATGTTCATTACCAGGGTGTTTAACACCGTTTTTAATTAATATTCTATTTTGCAAACTAACATCAGGTATCCAACTTATTTTAAATCTACCATTATTGTTTGGCATAAATTCTACTGTTGTATCTTTTACACCATTACGCCATTGTAAACTACCTTGTGTTACAACTCCAGACATTTTGATTTCTTCGTTGTAATCTATTTGCTCATATATTTTTGTTAAGTTAAATAAACTTTGTTTTGTTTCGTCTCTAAAAGCGTGTTGCTCTGTACGTGGAAACTGTCTATAAAACTCGTTTAAAGCGTCTTGATCAGACTTTAAACCTTCTACTTCATTACTCCAATAATTAATTACTCCGTCTTTAATTTTGTCACCATATGGTCCATAAACTTCCTTTGTTGGATTTTCAAATACAGGTAATCCATAAGAATCAATGTATCCCTCGTAGTTCCATTCCATAGGTATGAACAAACTATATAATCCTGAGCGAGTCTGTCCATTGCGGTTTCTTTTTGTAACATCGGAATCATAGTATAATTTTTTAAAGTTATCACCACCTTTATCTAATGCGTTTGATGTTGAGCCCATCATGCATTTACCAACTATTCTACTACCTAGTCTTAATGTGGTTTTCGTAACCCTCCAGTTGTTGAGGATGTTGTTCGGACGCTCCCACTTCCCCGATTCATCATGTACGAGAAGTTTGAGTTTCTCACCGTCGTAGGAGTTATCACCTGTATTCTTCCAGTCGATGGTGGTGTCGAGACCCTGTAATTCGTCCTGTAAGGTTTCATCGGTAGTGGCGGCGGTAAGTTTACGACGGGTGTACTTGGTGGCTGGGACACGGTAGGCAAGCTCGGTCTTTGGACGGTCCATTCCGTCCTGGGTCGGCTTGAAAAAGAAGGGGTAATTAACCGATATGGGTACCACCTTATCTGTGAACATGGACTTCGCATCAGGTCCAGACTTGGATAATATACCATACCTGGAGTCACTTGATATGGTTGCCAAGTTAACCACCTCTCCTGAGGCCATAAAAGAAAACCCGGACCGCCTATTCTTAAGGTAACACATCCCAAAGGATCGTGAATCTGCCTTACAAGCTTCCCAGAAAATAAAGAATAATCTATTTGATTCACGGAAGTTTGGTGCGCCGACGTCAATCTTAGACCACTGCAAGTACATGTAATGAGTACCACTAATGTAAGTAGGAACGTCTTTGTTATAAAACCAAAAACCTTCTTCCCTACGAGTAAATTCATTATCGATGTAATCATACCATTTTTCTTTAAAATCTTGTGGATACTGTTTAAAATCGTAAACAGTTTTAATTTTTTTTAACTCAACAGGATAATCAAACTTAGTCCATTTATTTTCTTTAAACTTATGTATATTTTTTGATTTAGGTAAAGCTATTTTTAAATTTTGTATTTCATATATTTCACCTATTTCACCTGTTCTACTTATAACTACAAAGTCGTGATCTTCATTATAACCGTACTCCCATTTTTTATACCTATTGTTTCTAGCTAAAACCTTAGGCTTAACATAGTCTTTTAGTACTTTTATTAAAGTTTGCTCGTATTTCATTTAGACCTCCTTTCAGCAAAACCTTTAAAAGTTTTTTCTTTATTTTCTTTTTTAGGTTTATCTTCTAGCATATCTTTTTCTTCCTGTATACGTTTAAGTATTTCAAAAGCATCAAATATAGCTAGTTTTTTTGTAGCTGCAGCATTTTTTAATCTGTCAGCACTTATATCATCTTCTGAGTCTACAATAGGTTCTTTAGCAACTTTAATAAGTTCGTCCACAGCCACTTGCCCAGCTTGGATTATATTCAACTTCGTCTCCTTTGTATTCATATTTAATTGTAATATCATTAGTTCGCATACGGTATAATCTATCATTTTCAATGATAAATTCATACTCGCTGCTTGGGCTAAACCCTACAAGGCTTCCCTCGTGCACTTTAAAAGCATCTAAGGAACTATTACCATATTTTAGTATACCGACACGAGGACGCTCTTTTTCAACCGTTACAAATTGTTTTTTATTTTCAATAGGTTTTACAAAACAAAACTCAAAAGGAGCTTTCCATTCATCATTTTGTTTATATAAAAATATTTGATCGTGATAACAGAAGTATAAATCTTCTTTAAAATATGAAGAACTATTTTTTTCTTCACCTCTAACATTATAAAACCTTCTAAAAACATTATGATGAACTATAACTTCATCACCAACTTTTATATTTGTTTTACCAACTTTAGGTATTGATTCAACAACACCTATTCTGCTAACATACTTGTGATCGTCCATAGTTGTATTAACAATAAGTTTATTACCGTCAATATCAACTTCGTTTTCGTATCTTTTACTTTTTGGTTTTACTATAAAATTAAATAAACTTTGCATTAATACTCTAAATTGTATTCAATTGATATAGCCATGTTAGAATTAAATTTCTTCCACGGTATAACTTCGTCTTCTTTTTTTATAAATATATTATATGAATTATCTTTATTTTCATATAATATATCACATATGCAATGTCCTCCGTAGACCTGTTGGCCTACAGAGTAATGCATTGCTTCATTTTTATAGTCAGTTCCTATGCTTATTTTTCTAATTAACTTAGCCATAGGAATTATATTTATTCTTTTTCTTCTACTTCTTCTTCTTTTTCTTCTTCAATAACTTCGTAAGTACCGTCTTCAAGATTAATGTTAATCTTACCGTACTCTTCTTCTAACTCATCAGCAGTTTCTTTTGTTTTCTGCATAACGTTATTTAAAGCATGTAGTAGATCGTGTTTCTGTGCTTCTACTGCACCTATATCAGAGATTAATTGACCTCTAACTTTTACTTGTGCTTGAACTTTTTGTAATTGTTCTTCTGTAATTTTTAATTCTTTACTCATAATTTTTGGTTTTGGTTTTAATTTAATTTAATTATTTTTTAAATATACTAGCTGCTTTCTCACCACTTCGTCCACCGAAATAGGCTAAAACTACAGCCATCATAACTTTCTCAAAAGTATCGTTCCATGTATTATTTATTTGAAACGGTATACTTTCTACACTATCTAAGATACCAGCTAAAGAAAATATAACAATACACCATACTAATACTAGTGGGCGTACATTTTTTGACATCCATGAGTCAGACATTGAGTCTGCTTCCCACCTTGATGTTATAGCTGTTATTTCTTTTTCTTGTTGCTCGTATATCATTTGTTGTAGCTTTACTTTATCATCTGCAGGTGCATCTGATTTAGTAATAGCTTCAATAGCTTCTTTTGGTGATGTAACACCTTGTAATACGTTTCCTAATGTAGGATTGATTACAGAAGCTGCGCCAAACAATAGTTGGCCAACGGTTGTATCTTTAAACTTCTTTTTATTTGACATTTTTTCTGCCTTTACGTTCTTCACCTTTAAGAGCGTTATCGATGTCACCTATTTGATTACCAACTTCTTTAAAAGCTTTAACTACATCTTTTAATTCTTGAGTAGTTAATTTAGCTCTTTTTTTAACTTCTTTGATAGTTGCAATAGCTTTTTCATCAACAGTGGTTTTACTCCATAGAGCTTTCCACATATCTTTCCAGTATTGTTTAGTTAATTTCCACATATATTATAATTTTAATGCGTCTATTTTAGCTTTTTCATCTACTGATAAGCCAGATACAAATTGTGTAATAGCCATTTTAAGCTGTATGTGTCTTTCGTTTCTAGCTAATTCATCTTTTTCATCGTCAGTTCTGTCTGATTCTGTTACAGCTCTAACTCTTTCAACGATTGCTACAGAATCCATAGTAGAGGATATTTGTTGTGCTAATTCGTCAGCACTCCATGTTTCTTCACTCATAATTTAATTTTATTTATTGATTATTAATTACTTATATATATTTACTTGTTTTCTAGCGTTTTTACTTTTCT